GCTCAAATCAATCCGGGACCTCGACGCGACCGACAGCACGACCGGTAACCTCGGTCAGCTCGGCGAGTGGTTCGCTGCGATAGATCGGGCTGCCAGTGAGTATCACGATCCTGCCACCAGCGGAGAAACAGGCGTGGTCGATCGCCCAGAGTGACGCACGCATCTGCCTGTGGGACGGCGCTGTACGCTCGGGCAAGACCTACGCATCTATCTGGCGCTGGATCCGATTCGTGGTTGAGGGCCCACCTGGGCCATTGCTCATGGTCGGCAAGACGGAACGGACGCTCAAACGCAACATCCTCGACCCGATCGCCCAGATGGTTGGCAACGCGAATTTCCGGCACGTCATCGGTGCCGGCGAGTGTTACCTGTATGGGCGACCGATCATGCTGGCTGGCGCGAACGATGAACGCTCCGAGGGCAAGATCCGCGGCATGACGCTCGTCGGAGCCTACGGCGATGAGTTGACGCTGTGGCCTGAGTCGTTTTTCGGCATGCTGCTGTCGCGGCTGTCGCTGCCGGGGGCGCAGTTGTTCGGGACAACAAACCCGGATAGCCCGTTTCACTGGCTCAACGTCAACTATCTGGAGCGTGAGGCTGACCTGAGCCTGCGGCGCTTTCAGTTTCGCCTGGAGGACAACCCGTCGCTGCCGACAGAGTACGTTGAACAGCTCAAACGCGAGTACACCGGGCTCTGGTACAAGCGGTTCATCCTCGGTCTGTGGGTACAGGCAGAGGGCGCGATCTACGACATGTTCGATCCGGACATCCACGTGGTGGACGATGACCCGGATGAGATCGGCATCGTTTATACGGGCGCTGACTACGGCACGGCCAATTCGACTGTATTCATCGTGCTCGCGTGGGACGTGCAGGCGCGGCGCTGGATTGCGCTGCATGAGTACGTGCATGACAGCCGCAAATCAGGCCGGCAGAAAACCGATGCGCAGTACAGCGCCGACTATCGGACGTTCATGGCGAACGTGGGGCTGTTCCCGCAGTCGGTCGAAATTGATCCGAGCGCAGCATCGTTCTCGCTGCAGCTGCGCCGTGATGGCGTGCAGCATGTCCGGGCCGCTGACAACGCGGTCCTGGACGGTATCCGGGACGTGGCGCGGGCATTCTCGACCGGCCAGCTGGTCGTCCATCGGCGCTGTGAGCGACTGATCGCATCACTCCTGAGCTACACGTGGGACCCGAAAGCCCAAAAACGCGGCGAGGACGCGCCGCTGAAACAGAACGATCATGAGGCCGACGGCCTGAGATACGCCATCCGGCGAGCAATGAGCCGCCGGTTACTCGATGCCGCCTGACGTGAGGACAGTATGCTAACCAATCTGGGTTTCCTGGAACCGGGGCAGGCATGGCCACCGGAATCTGAGGTGCAGCGCCTGGCGCAGTATCGCGATAACGCGCTGCTGTTCGCTGGCGAGCATCCGCAGGTATTCCAGGACTGGTATCGGCTGCTGCGTCAGGATCAGCAGGCAACCCTCGAAATCGTCATCAACCTGACCAAGCGATTGTCGACGCTCTGGGCCGATCTGCTGGTTGGTGAACCGCCGACGGTGACGGCCTCAGATGATTCGTCCGGTGAGCAGGAGGCGATCGACCGCCTGTTCAACGACAACGACCTCTCGATCGTGATGTACGAGGCGGCGCTGGACATCAGCCGATTCGGGGACAGCGTGCTGCTGATTCGGCTCCCGGCGGAGCGTTCGCGTTCAGCGATCATCGAGGCGATTAGCCCGCAGGTGTGGTTCCCGGTCGTGAGCGCAACCAACGTGCGCGACATCACGGCGCACGTTCTGGGCTGGACATACGACGTCGGCGCTGGGCGCGAGAAGCGCACCTATCTGCGCGTGCAGATCCACACTGCCGGCGGGATTGAGCATCGCCTGTACGAGATTGAGGCTGGCCGCATCCGGCAGCAGCTGGACGGCGAAGCGCTGGAACCCGGCTGGATCGATGTAGAGGTGACTCGCGTCGATCGTCCGCTGGTCGTGCAGGTGCCGGGGCTGCGCACCAGTGACCAGCTGCACGGGCTGGATGACTACGGCGACATCATCAGCATCGTCCAGGAGATGAGCGCACGTGTTGCGCAGATCAGCCGCATTCTCGATAAGCATGCTGATCCGTCGATGTATGGTCCAGATGAGAACGTGAAGGTCGATCCGAAGACCGGCGAGACAGTGGTTGACGCTGCCGGGGGCCGCTACTACACGGTCATGACCGGCGAGCAGGTGCCCGGCTATGTCACGTGGGACGGGCAACTGACCGCGGCATTCCAGGAACTTGAAATGCTGCTGGAGTATTTCTACCTGACCAGTGAGACGACGCCGGCGGCGTTCGGGCAGCTCAAGGCGGGGCTCGCCGAATCAGGCTCCGCATTGAACCGGCTGTTGCTGGCACCGTTGGCGAAAACCAACCGCATCCGCCTGCGGATGGACCCGCGTATTCGCATTGCGATTCGCACCGCTGCCGATCTGGAGCGCATGAACGGGCGCGGCACTCCGGAGATTAAGGCGATCACGATCAACTGGAACGACGGTCTACCGGACGACATCCGCGAGCAGGTGCAGCTCGAAACGTGGCGTGTCGGCAGCGGCATCAGCAGCCGCTACAAGGCCATTCAGCGGCTGGATGGCGGTGATGACGAGAGCATCCAGGACGAACTCGACCGCATTGATGAGGATCAGGCCAGTGCTGCCGGCGTGCTCGCTGGCGGCATGGCACCGGGGCGTCTATCGCTGAATCCTGACGAGGGCCAGTAATGGACGAACGAGTGATCGCAACGCTGGTCGGGATCTACCGGGCAGCGTTCGATGAGCTTGTCCAGCGCCTGGTACGGGCGGTCGAGCGCGGCACCGATACCGCGTTTCTCCATGCGCAACTGATCGATGTGATGCGGCTGCTATCTGAGGTGGACGCTGAGGCGCAGCGCTGGATCGGCCAGCACCTGCCCGAGGCGTACCGCGCAGGCCAGCACGCGACATTGCAGGCACTGCAGGACGCCGGTGCCGTCTCACCGAGGCTGACAGCATCGTTCGCTGGCGTGCATCGAACGGCCGTCGAGCTACTGGCCGACAACCTGAGCGCTGACCTGAGTGAGGCGACGGCGCTGGTGGGGCGACGGGTGCAGGACGTGTATCGCGAGATCGCATTGCAGACGACGGCACGGATGAAGGCGACCGGTACGCTTGCGCGGCAGGGCGCGCGAGACATGCGCGACGAGCTCGTATCGCGTGGCCTGACCGGCTTCGTGGATGGCGCTGGCAGACGCTGGCGTTTGGATGACTACGCCGATATGACGATCCGTACGACGGTGATCGAGGCGGGGAATCTCGGGCGCGTCAATCAGTTGGCCGACACCGGGCACGATCTGGTGCGCATGACGGAGCATCAGCCGACATGCCCGATCTGCGCGGTCTATCAGGGCCGGGTCTACTCGGTCAGTGGCAACGACCCACGCTACCCGGCGCTGTACGAGACGGCGTTCAGTCGCGGCTACAACATCGTTCATCCGCGTTGCCAGCACAGCGTTTCACCGTACATCGAGCATCTAGCCGACGATCCTGCGGGGGATCAGGAGCGTAGCGCAGCGCCGTTCGATGTAGACCCGCGCTCACAACGACAGCGGGATGCCTATGAGGCTGGACAGCGGCGCAAACGGCAGTTGCGGCAGGACCGGCGGCAGTGGGAGCGGTACATGCTCGTGCTGCCGGATGAGACGCCAACGTTTAGCGGGTTTCGGCGGATGAAGCGCGCGAATTCGCGGCGCTGGCAGGAACTACAGGCGGCATATCGAGAGAGCAGGGCGGTTGCGTGAGTAGCGTTCCAGAGCGCGTCGTTGTTGGGCCGTACACCTACACCATCCGAATAGGACAAACCCTCTCCGAGTGGGGGATGGTGGATCACACCGAACAGAAAATCTTCATTGACGAGCTGACGAAATTGGATCGTCAGCGCGTGACAGTCATGCATGAGGTGCTTCACTGTTGCACGGCGCTCGCTCGCGTCTCAGACGACTCTACCGAGGAGCACACCGTCTCCGCGTTAGCGCCCGTCATCGTGCAGGTGCTGCGCGAGAACCCTGATCTCGTCGCATATCTCACCGCTGAGTAACCCAACCCACACAGGGACGGCAGGTGCCAGCGATCCGGTTCGAGTCCGGATCGTCCCGCTCCGCACGGCGCGGTCAAGCCGGTTGTACGTCGACGGACGGAATAAACGGAGGATCAGATGCTGGATCGATACCGACTCATGCCACACAAGCTGCTGCCCTATCTCGATGCCGAAGGCGGCACTGGCTCCGGTGGGGCTGGCGGCGATGAAGGCGGAGAGGGTGACGAGGGCGGTGAAGGGACGCAGGGTGGCGGTGACGCTGGCCGAACGTTCACGCAGGCGGACGTTGACCGGATGGTCGCACGTGAGAAGAAGCGCGCGGCCGATGCGGTGCGTAAGCAGATCGAGGACGAAGCGGCGAAGGCTGGCCAGTCCGAGGTTGAGAAGCTGAAAAGCGACTTGGCCGAGCGTGACAAGGCGGTCGCGACCGCGACCGAGCGCGCCAATCGTCGGGCCATCTCGTCTGAGGCGCAGGTGCAGGCGCTGGCCGCTGGCATCCGTGCTGATCGTGTGGCCGCTGCGATCCGGCTGGCTGACCTGTCGGACATCGAATGCGATGACGACGGCGAGCCGGACGTTGAGGCGATCAAGTCCAGCATCGCGGCGATCCTGAAGGACTATCCCGAGTGGGCCGCTACGTCATCGGGCGAGGGCGGAGGCGTCGGGAGCGGCGCGAAGCCCGCCACCGCCACCGCTGGCGGCGAGAAGAACCCGTGGTTGCCGGAGCACTTCAATCTGACCGAGCAGGGGCGCATTCTGCGTGAGAACCCTGATCGGGCCGCGAAGCTCAGGGCCGCTGCGGGTCGGTAAGTTCATAACCGACTGACAGGAGACATGGCACATGGCTACGACCAGAATCACGGATGTTGTGATCCCTGAGGTATTCAACCCGTATGTTGTACAGCGCACGATGGAACTGTCGGCGCTGTTCGATGCTGGCATTGCCCAGCGGACGCCGGAGTTCGACCGGCTGGCATCACAGGGTGCCAAGACGATCAACATGCCGTTCTGGGGCGACCTGAGCGGTTCGGACGAGGTTCTCACTGACAGCGGCGCACTGACGCCGGACAAGATCGCCGCCAATCAGGACGAGGCGGTTATCCTGCGGCGTGGTCGCGCCTGGGGTGCCAACGATCTGGCCGGCAACCTCGCCGGCGACGATCCGATGCTGGCAATCGCCGATCTCGTGGCTGCCTACTGGGCGCGCCGTCTGCAGGCCACGCTGATTAGCACGCTCAAGGGCGTCTTCGCCGATTCCACCATGTCCGGACTGGTGCATGACATCAGCGCCGGTACTGGCGGCGCTGAACTGATTAGCGCGACATCATTCATCGACGCCAACCAGAAGCTGGGCGATGCGAAGGGCCAGCTGACCGCCGTTGCGATGCATTCGGCCGTCAACGCCTATCTCGCCAAGCAGAACCTGATCGACTACGTCCACGACTCCGAAGGCTCGCCCGCTGTCCCGACCTACATGGGCAAGCGCGTCATTGTCGATGATGCGCTGACGGCGTCCAGTGGCGTCTACACCACGTACCTGTTTGGTGTCGGCGCGCTGGCCTACGGCGAGGGCAACCCGGTCGCGTTTGTGCCGACCGAGACGGACCGTGACTCGCTGGCTGGTGAGGACTACCTGATCAACCGCAAGACGTTCATCTTGCATCCGCGTGGTGTTGCGTTCCAGAGCGCGTCGGTGGCCGGTTCGTCGCCGACCAACACGGAGCTGGAGAATGACGCCAACTGGGCGCGCGTCTACGAGGTGAAGTCCATCCGGATCGTGCAGTTCAAGCACAAGATCGGCAGCTAATCCCGGCGCTGATTCGTCGGAACAACGCGAAGGGATACAAACATGGCTGAGAGTTTGGCCGAGCTGCGCGAGACGATGCGTCAGGATCTGTTCCGGCATAGCCTCGGGTCGCTCTACGACTATCTGGAACTGATGGAGTTGTTCCTCGCCGGTGATGTGAAGTACTGGCAGGGGACAGCACCGGATACAGATCCAGCGGAGTTGTCAGCGGCGGCGATCAACGCTGCAATCGGCGCAGACGGCGAATACCTCGTCACGATGCGGTTCAAGATCATCGACGATGACTCGGGCGACGTGTTGGTCAAATACTCCAATGCGACGAAGCACACCGTGAACGTGTCCAAGACCTCAACGTCTGGCGTGGTGGCGCGCGTCGGTGACGCGGTGCGCCCAGTCGACAAAGGCTGGGGCGAGTGTGTCGTGAGACTGACCGGCACATGGGCCAGCGGTGACACGATCGTGTTCGCCTGTGGCTCAGTGTTCTACGGGCGCTACACCATCGCGTCCAAGTCCTACACGGCGACGCTCGTCGCCTAAATCTCTCCGAATCCAGGAACACCGAAACGAATCGAGGGCACATGACCCTGACGGCATTCAACCGTCGGCGGCGCGAGCTTGCGGCGCAGGCTGAGGCTGCGCGGGAAGAGGCTGAGAAGCCAACGCCTGTCGTCACCGAGACTGCGCCAGCCGAGAAGCCGCTGACACGCATGAACAAGGCGGAATTGCTGGCGGCCGCTGCTGAACGCGGCGTCGAGGTAGTAGAGACGGCGACCAAGAAGGAGATCATCGCCGCGCTCACGGCTGCCGAGCCTGCCGACGAACAGCAGGAAGACACCCAGCCGCCCAACGCCCAGCCGCCCAACGCCCAGCAGTCCGACGACGAGGGCGACGGCTCAGGCGATCAGTCTGAGACCGCAGAGAACGAACAGGAGTAACGCATGACGCTGATCGTGGGGGAGACGAGCTACGTCGACGTCGCGACGGCGTCTGCGTATCTCGCCGATCACATCGACGGTGCCGCGTGGACGT